ATGACTCTAGAACCCATCAAGGTTTCCCGCATCGATCCCAAAACGATGCTGTTCATGTACAACGAAACCGTTTACGCACAACCCGACGGCGAATACCAGGTGCCTGGTAATTGTATTCTCGTTCCGGCGCCCGAGGTCGATGAAAACGAACGCGCCAGATGGGCTTCGGAGGTCAGCAGGATGGCGTTCAATTTTGGTCATCCCGGTACCGGAGAATGGGAGGTTGTGCAGGATTATCGGAAAGCCGATCTCTACAGAACGGATAACGGTGACAAGTACGAACTTGGCGCAGAAGTAAACGAAGTTTCCTATGATGGGATTGGACCGCTTCCTGCCTGGTTAACACGAGACGCACGCCCCTCTCGTTTTCATTATTGGGATGCGGGTGTCTGGGTACTTGATGAACAGGAAGAGTTGGACGCGTTGATCGATAACAAGGTGGTGGAATTATCAACGGCTTGCCAGGCGCGGATATACGCCGGCTTCGCGTCATCTGCGTTGGGGCAGGAACACCATTACCCTGCGCTGGACAAAGACCAACAGAACCTCACTGCATCAGTATTGGATTCAACAGTGCCAGGGTTGCACGAGGGTTGGACAACACCATTTTGGTGCGAAATCGCTGGGGAGTGGGCATTCCGTATGCATACCGCTGAGCAAATACAAGCTGTAGGTCGCGCCGGAAAGGAAGTGATATTGGCATGTCTTGCGCAAAACAGCATTTTGGCAGGCGAAGCCCGCGACGCGCCGAACAAAACCGCGCTGGCGGATATCGTTTGGGTCGATCCCCAGCTCGATTAAACCTCATGTAAAAAGACGCGGCGTTGCAATGGGTGCGCCAACACCCACCACAACCCGCTTCAGCAGATAGCACCTGCATGAAATGGCCAAGGCCGCGCCACCTGTCGACAGGCGGGGTAAGGTTATCATGTTTAACAAGGTGTCACATTCATGTATTCCCCCATCATTCCATGGATCGGCGGCAAACGTCGCCTCGCTAAAACGTTGCTTCCTCTTTTCCCCGAGCATCAATGCTATGTGGAGCCCTTCGCTGGAGGGGCTGCCATGTTCTTTATGCGGTCGGAGCCAGCGAAGGTCGAGGTGTTGAACGACCGAAACAGCGAGCTCGTCAATCTGTATCGAGTCGTTCAGCACCATTTGGAGGAACTAGTCCGTCAGTTCAAGTGGGCGCTTATCAGCCGCGAAATGTTCAAGTGGCTGAAGATGACGCCATCTGACCCATTGACCGATATCCAACGCGCAGCAAGGTTTTTCTATCTGCAGCACATGGCTTTCGGTGCCAAGGTGGCCGATCAATCGTTTGGTACCGCGACTACCTCTAAGCCCGGCCTGAACTTGCTGCGCATTGAGGAGAGCCTTTCTGCAGCGCACCTGCGCCTGGCACAGGTGTTCATTGAACACTTGCCATGGCAGGAAATTATTAAGCGTTACGATCGAGCTCACACTTTCTTCTTTATGGACCCGCCATACTGGCAGACCGCTGGTTACGGTCAAGACTTCCCTTGGGAAGAGTACGAGCAGTTGGCCGAGGTGTTGGGCACGATCAAGGGCAAAGCCATTCTCACACTCAACAACCATCCTGATATACGTAAGCTGTTCCGGTCGTTCGATTATCAGACTGCGCCAATCCGATATACGGTCGGCAGTGGCAAAGGAAGTCAGGCCAGTGAGTTGATTATCCGCAGCTGGAAATGATGGGCGCCAAGAACGGGTGTTAAGCATAGGTCGCCTCTTCCATTCGTTCTTGACGCAGCTTCTCCAATTGCCTCTTGCCCAGGTTGCTACGTGTTAGTTTTTTCGCCAGCTCGCGCCCGTGTGGATGGTAATAACGCAGCAACATTCGGGTATCTTTATGTCCGGTGACTTTGGCCAACTCGTGCATCTCGAACACGGTGGCCAGGACCGACGTTGACTCATGTCGCAAATCATGGAAACGCAGATCTGTAAAGTATTCTTCCCTCGGCTTGCGTTGGTATTTCCGGCATATATCTTCATATTGCCTTCGTGCTTTCCTGCGAGCCCGAATAAACGATCGCGTAATCGCTTCCGGGCTAATACTGAAAATGCGGCCACGGGTCGGCTTGTTTGCCAGGTATTGGCGCAATACGTGCTTGGCCAGGGGAGTCAGGGGCACAAAGCGTGATTCACCATTTTTTGTCATGGAAAGGAAAATTGTTCCGTGAACCAGGTCGACATTCTCTCGCCGGATCCCAGCAATCTCAGAGCGCCTCATACCGGTTTCAACGGCCAGCATTACGATGATCGGCAGCTCGCGGCTGCGAGTCGCCTGCACTATCCATTCAAGCTCATTCCGGGGGCACTCCTGTACTGATACACCGCGCAGCATTATTCGGGTGAATATCCTGCGAGTTCGCCCGTCTTGCACCGTCGGCCGACGAACTAACTGCGCTGGGTTTGCCAGAAGTGGCATTGCCCAATCTTTGCGTGCCACGGTGTAAAGATGGGATATCAATGCAAGGCGTCGAACGACGGTCGCCGGCTTGTACTTCGTGAGCCAGTCGTCACGCATTCGAATCAGATCGGTGTTCAGAATGCTTCCTATCGGCCGTTGGGCCAATGGCGTTTTGCGCCAGGCTCTCGCCAACGAAGTTTCAGCATCTCCGCTGCGTTTTGTTTGTGATACTTCCGTGAGATATCGGTCTAGCGCTTGATCTAAAGTTGGGGTAGTCTTGCGGCGCGGGCTTTTTCGTGAAATAGTTTTCATGATTTAAAAACAAATTCACAAGCATGTCTGCCTGGTGAACGGATGAAACCTAGCAGTTCTGACAGGGTATTCATTTGTGCTGGTGAAGTGGCCACACCCTTAAAGCACTTTGCAATGGGCCATAACCAAGCCCAAGCAGATGAAAGAATCGGCTCCCAGCCTCAGCATTACGACTATCGATTCCCCATAGTCTTCTGAGGTTGTGAACATGGCTGATTACCACCACGGCGTGCGCGTCGACGAGATTGAAGGCGGATCCCGCCCCATCCGAACGATTAACAGCGGCATTATTGGATTTGTAGCGACGGGCGAGGATGCTGACGCTGAACAGTTTCCGCTTAATCGTCCGGTTTTACTCACAAACGTTAAGTCGTCGGTCGGAAAAGCAGGCGACACGGGTACCCTGGCTCGTACGCTTGACATTATTTCGGCACAGACTTCGCCTCTAACCGTCGTTGTTCGTGTTGCAGAGGGTGCAGATGACGCTGAAACGACGTCAAACGTTGTGGGTACAGTTACCGCCCAGGGTCAATACACAGGTATGCAAGCGTTGCTGGCGGCTCAAAGTGGTGGGCCGCGCGTGAAGCCTCGCATACTGGGAGCGCCGGGTTTAGAGAACGCCGCCGTAACTGCCGAATTGGCGTCAATAGCACAGAAGCTGCGCGGATTTGCCTACGCTTCCGACTTGGAAAGCGAGACAAAAGAAGAGTGTGCAGCGTTTCGGGAAACGTTTGGGCAGCGTGAACTGATGGTGATCTGGCCCGAGTTCAAGCGTTTCAACACCGCTGCGGCAGCAGAGCAGTCTATCGCGGCCAGTGCCGTGGCGCTGGGCGTACGAGCCAAAATCGACGCGGAAATTGGTTGGCATAAAACGTTGTCGAACTACGTTGTCAACGGCGTTACCGGTATCTCCAAAGACGTGTATTGGGATCTACAGGATCCGGCAACAGATGCCGGATACCTGAACGAGAAAGACATCACCACGTTGATCAATGAAACGGGATTCCGATTCTGGGGTAGCCGCACTTGCGCAGGCCCCACCAGTCTGTATCCGTTTGAGAACTACACACGCACGGCACAGGTGATTGCCGACACGATGGCAATTAATCACTTTTGGGCTGTTGATGGCCCTATGAACCCTTCGTTGATAAAAGACATTCTCGAAGGGGTTAATAGCAAGTTCCGCGAATGGAAAACCTTGGGTTATCTCATCGATGGTCAAGCCTGGTTTGATCCGGAGCCAAATACGCCCGAGGTTCTGTACTCCGGCAAAGCCTACGTTGATTTCGACTACACGCCGGTACCGCCGCTGGAAAACTTGAATTTCCGTCAGCGTATTACCAACCGCTACCTGGTCGATTTCGCCAACCGAATCATCCAGTCAGTTTAACGACAGGCAAAGGTCCGCCCGGTATCGGCGGGCAGCCATGAAACGCATAGGAGAAAGCCATGTCTTTGCCGCTAAAACTTAAAAACTTCAATCTCTTTAACGACGGCCAGAACTACGTCGGAAAGGTTAACGAAATTGTTCTACCAAAACTCACCGCGAAGATGGAGGAATACCGGGGCGGTGGAATGGATGCGCCGATCGACATCGACCTGGGCATGGAAAAGCTTTCTATGGAATGGACTGTGGGTGGATACGTAAAGCAGGTGCTTTCCCAGTTCGGCTCGTTGCGCCATAACGGTGTGCTGTTGCGTTTTGCCGGCGCACTGCAAAGCGATGACCTTGAAGAGGTGCAGGCAGTAGAGATCGTTATGCGAGGCCGACACGCTGATATCGATTTCGGTACCGGAAAGGCTGGCGACGACACAGCGAAAAAAATCACATCGTCTCTCAGCTACTACAAATTAACCATGAACGGCGAAGAGGTGATTGAAATCGATATCCCGAACATGGTTAAGCGAATCGACGGGCAAGATCTCATGGATCCATTCCGCTTGGCGCTGGGCCTGTAGAGGCTGTAATAGCCGTGCGATAACCACACGATCTAAACAATCAAGCTTTCATTGGGGCAATTATGACGAAGCAAGAACAAAACGAAGCGGAAGTATCTAACACTGAACAAAGTGACGAATCTGCATTGCAGACACACCATTATGCAACTGTGTCGCTCGATGTGCCCATCAAACGTGGGAACCAGAAGATCAGTTCGATCACGATCCGTAAGCCGAACGCCGGTGCAATGCGTGGTTTGAACTTGATGGATATCAGCATGATGAACGTATCCGCACTTCAAAAACTGCTGCCACGTATATCCGATCCCGCGCTGACTGAAGCGGAAATAGCCACCAGTTTGGATCCGGCAGACTTGACTTCAATTGGGTTGGAGGTAGTGAGTTTTTTGCTCAAGAAGCAGGACAGACAGGGGTACCAGTAAGCATAGACGATGCCATGGCGGATTTGGCTATTGTCTTTCATTGGACGCCCAGCGATATGAACGATATGTCGCTGGCCGAATTAATGCAGTGGCGGGAACGCGCCAGACAGCGCGTAGAGCCAGACTCGTGACGATTGCGGAGTCGAAAGGAAATGGACAAGACTCTACAACTGAAAGTCATCGCCGCGTTGCAAGACAAGCTTTCTGGTCCGTTGAGCCGTATGCGCGGGGCCAGTGGAAAGACTGCCACCTCAATGAAAGAGCTGCGCGAAAGGCTCAAGGGCTTAGAGTCTACCCAGCGTGAGGTCGGTCGATTCAGAGAACTGTCCCGTGGTTTAGGGCAAACCTCTAACAGTCTTGAAGCCGCGCAGAACCGCGTTGCCGAATTGGCACGAGCAATAAGAAGCACAGATCAGCCAACGGCCGCAATGCGGCGAGAGTTCAACCAAGCCGTTCGCGCTGCACGAAACTTAAAAGACGAACACAAACAGCAGTCGCAAAGCCTCCAAGGTTTGCGCGATCGCCTTAACGCTGCAGGACTTTCAACGAGAAAGCTCGGAGGAAGTGAGCGGGAACTCCGCAGCAGCATTAGCCGCACGAATGAGCAGCTGGAACAGCAACGAGCAAAGCTTGGCCAGGTGGCTCGGCAGCAGCGTAGGTTGAATGAAGCCCGTGATCGTTACGGGCGCAGCCAGCAACTTGCAAGCAATATGGCCGTAGGAGGTGCGGCCAGTTTCGCTGCAGGTTCAGGCGCGCTTTATGCTGGCGCCAGGACGATGGCGCCTGGTGTTCAGTTTGACGCCGACATGAGTCAAGTTCAGGCCTTGACTCGGCTCAAAAAGGACAGTGCCGAATTACTAGCAATCCGAGAGCAAGCCAGAAAACTAGGTGCTGATACCATGTTTAGCGCAACGGAATCGGCCCAGGGCCAGGGGTACTTGGCAATGGCCGGCTTTGACCCACAAGCGATTCTGGACGCAATGCCGGGGATGCTTGACCTGGCAAAAGCCGGTGGGAATGAACTGGCGGAAACCGCCGATATCGCCTCCAACATCCTTACCGGTTTCGACTTAGCCGCAAATCAGATGGGGCGGGTTGGAGACGTGTTGGTAGGTACATTCACTCGATCCAACACGAACCTGGCTATGCTGGGCGAAACGATGAAATATGCCGCTCCAATAGCGTCGAGTTTGGGGCAGGACATTGAAACTGTAGCCGCTATGGCTGGGAAGCTGGGCGATGCCGGCATTCAGGGTGGTATGGGTGGTACGGCGCTTCGTGCAATTCTGAACCGGCTTTCTGCACCGCCCAAGGCAGCCGCGGATGCGTTGGATACCTTGGGTATATCGGCCGCAGACGCCGATGGCAATTTGCGGTCGATGCCGGAGTTACTTCAGGAAGTTTATGAACGAACGAAAAAGATGGGGGAAGTTGAACGGGCAGGCTTGTTGAAAGGGTTGGCGGGTGAAGAAGCTGTTAGTGCTTTGCAAGTACTGGTGAAACAGGCTGGTTCGGGTGATTTGCAGAACTTCATTGATACCTTGCGTCAGGCACAGGGCGAGGCTGGTAAGACAGCGGCAATCATGGGCGACAATTTAATAGGGGATTTAGACCAGCTTGGCAGCGCATGGGAGGATTTAGGCATTCAGCTGCAGGAGCAAGAAAACGGGCCGATGCGCGAAACTGTTGTGATGGTGGCCGACCTTGTGGGAAGCGTGAAAGAATGGATTGCGGCTAACCCGGAGCTGACCAGTACATTAGTAAAAGTGGCTGCGGTTATGGCTTTGGTTATCGCGGCTGGTGGCGCCATCACAATTGGTCTGGCCAGCATTTTAGGGCCCTTGGCAATGTTGCGATATGGAATGGCAATACTAAGTATCCGCGGTGGTGGGCTAACTCGAGTATTTTCTTTTCTGGGTCGAACCGTTCTTCCCCTCGTAGGGAAAAGCCTTATCTTTATTGGTCGCGCGTTAATGATGAACCCGATTGGGTTGGCGATCGCAGCTATTGCCTTGGCGGCGTACCTTGTCTACCGATACTGGGAGCCTATAAAAGCGTTCTTCGGCGGTTTGTGGGCAGAAATCAAAGCGGCATTCGATGGTGGGATTGCCGGCATTGCTGCTTTAATCGTTAACTGGTCACCAGTGGGGCTGTTCTACAAAGCTTTCGCGGCCGTTATGGATTATTTCGGCGTTGAGCTTCCCACCAAGTTCACCGAGTTTGGCGCCATGCTGGTTTCGGGGTTGATAAATGGCATCCGCAATATGGCAGGCTCTGTCAAAGAAACGGTAACAGGCTTGGGCTCAGACGTAATGGGTTGGTTTAAAGATAAGCTGGGTATTAGCTCGCCCAGCCGCGTTTTCATTGGCTTCGGCGAGAATGTATCCGAAGGTGCCGCCCAAGGCATTGCCCGCAGTCGGGGTCTGGCGGCGAAAGCTGCCAAGATGATGGCTGCCGGCGTTATGTCTGCTGGTGCAATGTCCACGTCAATCGCGCAACGCGTGCCACCGATCAATTTCGATACTCGACCTGATGTTGCCTCGCAAGTAGCGCGTGAGCGTGCCTCGAACTCGACCGCCCCTGGGCAAGTAACGATTGAAGGTGACCGCGTCGAAATACACATACATGCCGCACCTGGCATGAATTCTCAGGACATCGGCCGCGCGGTCGCGGCTGAGTTGGATCGGCGCGAGCGCGAAAAGCACGCAAGGGCCAGATCTGGGTTGTCTGACTATGGGAATTAGGTGATACACATGATGATGGCATTGGGGATGTTCATTTTCAGTATACAAACGGCAGCGCATATGTCGTTGCAGCGACGAACCACTTGGCGCCATGCAGCAAACGCTCGGGTAGGTGCGCGTGCTGGGTATCAGTTCGTCGGCGCCGGCGACGAAACCCTTACTTTGCCGGGTTGGATTGCACCTGGTCAGATGGGTACAGGCGTGGCTTTGAGTATGTTGCGTGACATGGGCAATACAGGCAAGGCCTTCACGCTGGTAGATGGCCTGGGGATATACCACGGGTTGTATGTATTGTCTGTTTTTGACGAAACCCACAGTTATTTGACGCGGCAGGGCAGAGGAAGAAAGATTGAATTTAGTTTGAGCTTGACTCGTATCGATGAAGACCAGGCTGACGAACTGTTGGGGGATCTCAAATTGCCTCAGTTCGGACCGAACGGTACAACCTTCGGTGGGTCGCTGTGAATCTTTTCAACCCGACCTACCCACGACCAATTTGGCGGATATCGGTCGACGGTCGCGATCTGGCTGATCTGGTCAACCCACGGTTTATGTCGCTATCGCTCACAGAGACTCGAGATGAGCAGGCCGATCAACTCAGCTTGAATCTTTCGGATCATGACGGTCTGCTTGAAATACCATCCAGAGGCGCGATGATCAAATTAGCAATGGGCTGGAGCAACACAGGCCTCGTGGACAAAGGTTCGTTCACAGTTGACGAAACGGGGCATCGCGGGGCCCCTGACATTGTTTCCTTGCGTGCTCGCAGCGCAAACATGACCGGACCGCTGAGAACCAGAACGGAACGCAGCTTTCACGGGAAAACGATTCGTCAGATTGTTGAACAAATTGCTCTAACAAATGGACTAACAGCAATAGTGGGAGAGGCTTTCGCCGACAAGGTTATCCAACATGTGGACCAGGCCAATGAATCAGATGCGGCATTCCTAAATCGAATCGGCAAGCGCTACGATGCTGTTGCCACGGTCAAGGACGGAAACCTCGTTTTCATGCCCATACGCGGCGCAAAAACTGCAAGCGGCAATGACATGCCATTTTGGGATGTGTTCCGTCGAGACGGTGACCAACATGAGTTTTTAACTACGGAACGGGACGCATATACAGGCGTCAAAGCTTTTTGGATGGATCCGCGCAAGGCCATAAAAAACAGCGTAGTAGCGGGAGTAATCGATAATGCTAAGCATTTGCGCGACACGTACGCAAATGAAACAGATGCATTGTCGGCCGCGCAATCCGAATGGCAGCGTATTAGGCGCGGCCATTCAACGATGCGGTATCAACTGGCGGCTGGTATGCCGCAGCTCTCCGCTCAACATAAGATACGCTTTCCTGATATGAAAAAACCTATCAATGAAATTGACTGGCTAGTTAAGGAGCTGCGCCACGAGCTGGGGGACTCAGGCCTTATTACAAATTTGGATTTAGAGATGTTTGACACAGAAGACGTCAGCAACAGGGATGACGCTGTACTTGGCCAATAGGGAATTTATTTGTCGCTATGCGTTCCGATAATGTCGATCTTCATATCTGGGTCGAACCTAGTGTTGGCCCAATAAGTATCAGAATTCTCTCCCTCGATTCGCCATCCAATGAACGTCAAGTTGAACTCATCATCGCGACTGTCTCGGATTTGTGTCGCAAGTTGACCTAATGTCTCTTTGTCAACCCTTTCCGGCAGTGTGGCCTCAACCGTGCGCTTTATCGGGCTCAAAGTTTCGTCTTTTGTAACTCTGTACTCCGTAGGATTGTCTGCCAGCACTTTGCTGAGTATGAATACCAGCAAAATGGCTCCGATTAAACCGCCAACAACTTGCTTCCAGACCGGGTAGGTTTTCATTTCGGCTTCCTATTCTTTGTGAATCACACTAACAATGTAGCAGTCACTTTTTATTTTTTTTCAGTGGCGCTGATGCTTGCCGCTTTTTTCAATAGTTGCTTGAGCACCAACGCTAGATAATCATCAGACACGGAAATTTGAATGTTTCCACTGCCCTGTACACACTGAAGAGCAACCGTGTCAGATGAAATCTGTAGGTTGTTGTCTCCAATGACCCGCTGCTTCGGTGTTTCATTCTCCACTGCATTTTCGGCGATCAGATGTTCCGCAGTCCGTAAAAAGTCGTGGCTTTTCTGACTTTTCTCTTTTCTGTTGGTGATGCTAGTCACGTTTGAATATCTATCATCCATCATTCGGCAGATTCCCCAAGAGGTTAATTCAGGCGGCTTTTATGAGCAGTTTTGCTAATGGTACTGCCTCGCCGTCTCCGCTTTTAACTGCGTGATAGAGCGCTTCAGCAGCCAAACGTTTCTTATCTGGAGGCATTGTCTTTCCCGCGCTATTTAATGCCTCGTCCAGGGCTTGAAAAGCATCTAAAACCATCTTTATTTCGTCCTGCACTTGTTCAGCGTTGATGGATTTCCTTCCGCTCACTACGTATTGGACGTCCATCCCTTCCTGACCAGCTATCGCCAAATAGAGAGCGTTGGGTGTTTGTTCCCCCTGTTCCCAAGCTATTTGTGTGCGTGGAGAGGTACCAGCTAGCTTAGCTAGTTGCGCTTGAGATAAGCCCAAGCGCTCTCGTTCTTCTTTGAGCCGGCGTCCGATATCAGATTTCATGTGCAAAATTTCTCATTTAATTTATTGACACGTGAGAAATATCTCACTAAGATAACAGTTGTTCCCATTGTTATCGAGTGTCACACCATGAAACATAACACCAAGGCAGTGTCTCGCGCATTAAAAACAGCGAAAAATCGCATGATTGGTCTTCGCCTTGATGACGACTTCATGCGCGAAATAGAGCAATTAGCCGCAGCTGAAGAGCGTTCTTTAGCCGACACGGCACGCATTTGCGTACGTATTGGTCTTAAAGAAAGAAAGGCGCTCATCGAAGCGGCTGTGGAAAAGTAGCCATGGCCAAGCGAATCGGAATGCGATGCCCGCATTGCGGCTCACGAGCACAGATCCGTACATCGGAGGAGCAGTCCCTCACGTTGCGGAACGTGTACTTCCTTTGCCAGAACCTGGTTTGCGGTCATTCATGGGTTGCAACGCTCGAAGCCGTTCGCACCATCGCACCCAGCGGTATTCCCAACCCTCTTGTTGATTTGCCCGTGCTTCCACGTGCCGAGGTCGAGCGCGTGCACGACCTACTAAACCCCACCACACAACGGAGCTTTTTCGATGAACAACTTTAATCACACACCCTCATCAATGAATGAAGTGCGAGACATTAGAGACGGCCTGCAGATTCGAGCGTTGGGCTTCCTTAACAACCACGCGGCTGCGCACTTGGACCGCTGTCAGTTGTTGGAAAGGACCATGCACTATCTAATGGATTTGCATCCAATGTCGCAGCAAACCGCAGAGACTATCGCCGCCCGTGCACTTTGCGAACATGAAAGTAAAGCCGTGTCTTTAACCCTCGATCTGGACAACAGCACCGCCTTTATGTTGGTGGTTAATGACCCTGAACGTGGCTGCAAAAGGGTGTTTTCTATGGGCGACATCCGCCGGCTGTTGTCGACCGCAGAGTTGGCACCAATCCGAACTCCTTCTTATTCCTCTGCCATGGCCGGGTTGGCCACTCCACAGTAATCAAAACAACGGTCCGAAGGGCCGGGTCAATTCGCGATTACGTCCCGTGTGAAAGCAGCGCGGGGCGGTCCTACGCCAACTACACGATAAAAATTTTCATGAGCATGTCTCCCGATCTACTCACCGACGCGCTGGCTTTACTTGACGAATTTAAGTTCAAGGAGCGTGGCGGGTGGCTGCGCCAGGGCAAGTGTCCATCATGCAGCCGGAAAGAGCTGTACACCAAAGCGGACGCCCCTTGGGTTGTCCGCTGCGGGAGGCTAAACAACTGCGGTTATGAGATCCATATAAAAGAGCTGTACCCCCAACTTTTCGATAACTGGTCCACTCGTTTCCCAACAACTCCGGAAAACCCGAATGCTGCGGCTGAAGCCTACCTGGTTCAACACCGAGGTTTCGATATATCCAAAATTCGCGGGTGCTATACCCAAGAAACGTATTTTGACCAAAAACTCAATGCAGGCACTGCCACGGTTCGTTTTAACGTCGGAAGCACCTGGTGGGAACGTCTGATCGACCAACCTGGCCGCTTCGATAGGAAAGCCAGATTCAAGTACGGTGGGAGTTACCAGGGACAATGGTGGGTGCCGCCGCATGTGCACCCCTTGGCGGCCACGAAGTTATGGCTGGTGGAAGGCATATTCGACGCGATCGCCTTAATGCATCATGGCATCGATGCGGTGTCGTTGATGAGTTGCAATAACTATCCCGCTCAGGCGTTGGCTGAGCTCAAGGCCAATCGACCAACAGGCTCACCGGAACCGGTACTGATTTGGGCGCTCGATGGCAACACCGCCGGCCGCCGATATATCAAGAAGTGGAAAGAGCGGGCCGAAACAGAAGGGTGGACTTGCAAAGCAGCGGTCATTCCTCAGCGCGGCCGTATTCAGCAAGACTGGAGCGATTTGCATTTGCTGGATCGCGCCCAAGAAGATCCCGATAAACACTATTTGTCCGTTGAAGGCATCGCCGGATACCTTCATCAGGGCGCGTTACTTACGGCTAAGACTGCCAGCGAAAAAGGGCTGTTGATCTATGAAAACTCGAACAACCAGACCGAGTTTGAGTTCAGCCACGGTAACCGGCTTTATTGGTTCAAGTTGGATGTCGATCGCTACCAAAACGCGATGAACCGTATCGCAGAAGAACAGGGGCAACTCACACATGAAGAACTGCGCGAACGTGCTTTAAACGAATCCAACAGCATCCGCGAAATTGCAAATTGTTTGCCTACGCCGCTTTACTTCCAGGAAAACAAGATAACTGACGAAAGTTGGTACTACTTCAAAGTGGAATTTCCGCACGACGGGCAACCGGTCAAAAACACATTTACCAGCTCTCAAGTATCGACTGCCAGTGAATTCAAAAAGCGACTTTTGGGTATCGCTCCAGGGGCTGTTTACACCGGCAGCAATCTGATGCTTGAGCGTTCGATGAAAAATCAATTGTTCAACATCCAGCGAGTGGAAACGGTCGATTTCATCGGGTATAGCAAAGAGTTGCAGTGCTATGTGTTGGGCGATGTGGCAATGAAAGGCGGTTCACTGCATCGGCTCAACTCTGAAGATTACTTCGACATAGGCAGGCTCTCCGTTAAAAGCCTTAATCAGTCGGTTGAGTTAAACATCAACTCAGACCCTCGTGAGTACAAAACCACGTGGGTCAACCATCTGTACGTTGCTTTCGGCCCAAAGGGGCTGGCCGCGTTGACTTTCTGGTTTGGCACTTTGTTTGCGGAGCAGATCCGCGCCACACAAAAAAGCTTTCCTTTTATGGAAATAGTGGGCGAGGCCGGCGCTGGAAAAACAATGTTGATCGAGTTTCTATGGAAACTCTTCGGCCGCGACCACGAAGGCGCGGACCCTTCGAAATCCACGAATGCCGGGCGGGCTCGCAACTTCGCCCAAGTTTCCAACCTGCCCGTAGTTCTGATCGAGTCCGACCGCGAACAGACCGCCGAAGGCAAGAGCCATGTAAAGGCTTTCGACTGGGACGAGCTCAAAACGGCTTACAACGGTCGCAGCTTGCGGTCGCGTGGTATGGCCACATCGGGCAACGAAACGTACGAGCCGCCCTTCAGGGGCGCGATTGTGATCAGTCAGAACAACCCTGTGGCTGCTTCCGAGGCGATCATGCAGCGGATTGTCCACCTGACATTCGATCGATCAGGCCACAACGCGCAAAGCAAGGTAGCCGCCGACGAACTGACGATGATGTCAATCGCCGAGGTCAGCGGCTTCATTCTGGCCGCGACCAAACGCGAAGAGGCCGTGCTGGAGATCGTCAATCGCATGGCGCCGGTCTACCAAAAAGAGCTTTTCGAGCGGCCAGATATTCGCGTGATGCGCATTGCACATAATCACGGCCAATTGCTGGCCCTAGCCGATGCGCTGCGCCTGGTCATCAAGATCACCGACGAGCAGCACAAGCAGCTGCAGCAGCAAATCATCAACATGGCTGTTCAACGTCAACAGGCCATCAATGCTGATCACCCACTGGTCAGCGAGTTTTGGGACATGTACGAATACTTGAATGGCGACGATAACAAGCCCAGGTTAAATCACAGCCGCAAGCCCGATACAGAGATTGCCATCAACATCAACCATTTCGTGACTGTCGCGGCAGATCACAAGCAGCAAATCCCACCTATCCGCGATATCAAAAACCTGCTTAAGACCAGCCGTCGCTATCGATATGACGGGCAGCGTGTGGTCAACAGCCTCATCCATGCACAGACACCGAACTACTCAGGCAGTGGTTCCGAGCGGTGCTGGGTTTTCCTAAAGGGGACATCATGAAGATCTATATCGCCGGTCCCATGACTGGCTTGCCAAAACTGAATTTCCCAACGTTTCATTCCGTTGCTGACTTCCTTCGCCGCGAGGGCCATACCGTTGTCAATCCAGCGGAGCTCAACGTTGACGCCAACGCGTCCTGGGAAAAGTGTATGCGAGTCGATATACGTGAATTGGTCACGTGTGAAAGCATCTTTTTGCTGCCCAACTGGACGCTTTCTCGGGGAGCACGACTGGAGTTTCACATTGCATCACAGCTTGGTATGCAGATCATTGAAGCCAGTTCGTATTTGCCAAAAAGGATTAGAACTCTGTGGTTTGGCGTCGATCACGCTACTCGCCCGGATTGTTCGGTGATCGAGGTGAAAGAGCACCGGTACCAAGGCGAAGAGACGGTCCAGACGGGGGAGCCGGAATGACTGATCAAATATTTATTCATCCCCGTAAAACCGGCAAAACGAAAGCCACTGTTGAAAGGATAGTCGACGCTTACTTGAGCGCCGAACTTACCGTTCCTCTTGAAGTAGCCCTTGCCGATCCGGCCTTGTCCGTTTGTTTAAAAAATATCGTCCATGCCAACCAGGCCAACCCAAAACGTTTGGTTGATATGGAATCAGAAGGCCATCGGCTTTTGGTCACGCCCGTCAATACACCAGCAAAAGTCGCACCGTTCAGGGCGATCGATAGATCCCGCCCGGACCTCATGCGCCGCGCCGCCGGCGACTTGGACGATTAAAAAAACTTCAATCCACAGGAGTAAAAATGAAGAAGAAATTATCCACAAAATCTGTGCATAGCCGGGCTTACCGTCGTCGGGATTTGCAACGCAAGCAAGAAGCCACGGCCCTGCAGGATACTTTGGTCGATTTGCAGTCAACCCATCGGCAACGTACTGGCGTGATGATAGTCGTGTTCGTTCTGGCTTTGTTGGGTGTAGCCGCGGCTGCGATGATCGTGGGTGGTGCTGCATGACTGATACCCGCAACATTTACCATTTTCATCTGTTCCCAGGATCCGGAGGAGGCAAAAAGGGATTCCAACGAGCGCAACCTCGCATACCTGGGCTACAAGGCAATTTTGTATATGTCGGTGGCATGGATATTGATGCGGTCGCCGTGCGGGATTGTGACAAGCTTGGCGGCTATCCGACTACCGTACGTGACTTAGCCAGCCGCGAGCAATATATAGCGATCAACCGGCAGGAACCGCCGCCCGGATGGGCAGAGGTGACAGCGGACGATGTTCGAGCGGCAGCTCATGGACACGCGCCTAACGTCGTTTTCCTTTCCGCTCCATGCAAGGGATATTCGGGACTGCTCGCAAAGTCTCACGCAGCCTCAATTAAGTATCAGGCAATGAACGGTCTGGCCCAACGGGCCGTCTGGTTGTGCTTGGAGGCCTGGAAAGACGATCTTCCCGAGTTTTTTATCTTCGAGAATGTCCCACTCATCATGACGCGTGGCCGGCGTTTCCTCGATCAAATCGTGGCTCTGTTTCGACACTATGGCTACATCGTGCGTGAGACCGTACACGATTGCGGAAAAGTTGGCGGGCTGGCGCAAAGCCGTCGGCGATTCTTATTGGTTGCACGCCATGCTGAAAAGATGCCGTCAGCAGTTTATGAGCCTCCAGTTCGTCCGCTTCGCTCTGTAGGTGAGGTGTTAAGCCGCATGCACTTACCTGGTGATCCAATTGCTGGCCCTATGCATCGAGTGCCGCGACTGGCTTGGAAGACATGGGTACGCTTGGCGTTTGTCGAGGCTGGTAAGGATTGGCGCTCACTCAACAGGCTGACCATCGAGGATGGTTATTTGCGTGACTATCTAATCGTACCTGAAGTGCATCGCGGCAATTATGGTGTGAACGAATGGGATAAGCACATGGGAACGATCACCAGCCGAGGCTTACCAACAAACGGTGCTTTCTCAGTTGCTGATCCTCGGGCGGCTGCTGGCGCAGCTCAGTATCAGCAGTATGGTGTCATGCGGATGAAAGACACGGCCGGCGCCATCATTGGCGTTAAATCTCCTGGCCAGGGCACATACAGCATTGCAGACCCGCGACACGACGGTCCCGCCAAGCACTCCAACGAATTCAGGATCGTACCTTTTGACGACGCTGCAAAGGCAGTCACCAGCGCCCACGGAACCGGCCAATGCGTGGCCGACCCGCGCGGTGGACGCGGCTTTTCAAAGTATGGGGTTACGGCCTACAACTGCGCGGCCAATGCTGTAATCGGCGGCAGTACCAGTGGCGAGGGTGCGTATGCTGTGGCGGATCCTCGGCCCAAGATGCAACGGTCCAAAGGCGATAACTATTTGACCGGCGGTCACTATGGCGTCAAACGATGGGACGAATCAAGCATGGCCGTATCCGCATCGGCTTGCCACGACAACGGCCACTGGTCGGTCGCAGATCCGCGACCGATGCCTTCGCCCAATGACAAATTGGTGTGCCGGATTACGGCTCAGGATGGTACCTGGCACAGACCGTTCACAACGCTTGAGCTCGCCGCACTCCAGTCCTATTACGATCCAGACGATTTCGCTGAGTACGGACCATTGGTCATGGAGGGCACATCAGACCAAGTCTGGCGCGAACACATTGGAAACATGGTGCCGTCGCTCGCCGCTACCGCCGTGGGCGAAGAGATCGGCCGCGCCATTCTGCTCTCATGGGCTGGCGAAACCTTCCAACTTTCAGCAACACCTATCTGGGTGCGACCACTGGCTATTGCCATTTCCGTGCGAGGTAACGAATGAATCACGACGCAATTTCTGTTCAGATGTGCCGAAATGCCGGATTATCTGACGACGTTATTGAGGTGTTGCTTACGCGACTGCAGCGTAAGTTGCAGTCGGGGGTCGATCGGGTAACCGCTCAGCCAGTTGAAGATAGTGGTCGAGTAATAATGATTGATGGCGTGGGCTACACAGTTGATCAAATCCGCGTAGCAATGTCCCGTGTTGAGTTGCCAGAGGGTTATGCCTTGGCGTGGATAGACCGCACATACGATCAGCGCGTCCAGTCAATCATGGCGTTCAATACCTGCGCAGGCGACTTAGACGACAAACTTGATGCGGCATACAGGGCCACTCTTGAGCATTCACCCACCCCAGCGCCAGACGGACAGAAGCAGCAGGAGGTCGGCAATGTTTAAGAAACTCACCCTTCACTTGATCCGCGTGAGCGCGTTAACCATGCGTTTTTTTGTGATCTTCTCTGGCGCCGCTTATTTGGCTAATGCGATCATGCGCTGGGATTATCCAGACTGGCGGTATTACGTGGTCCAAGGGCTGATTCTTGTCACCTACGCCACCGCCGGCGCTGTCGAGTTTTGGGCAGGCCTCACTGCAAAGCTGCTAAAAAAGGCTAGCCATGACTAAGCGTGGATACAACACAAAAGAGGCCATGGCATATCTGGGAGTGCAGCGTCGCTTCTTTGAGCGCCATATCGCCCAACTGCTCGATGGCAAGGGGGTCAGGGCCGGAACATCAATCATCTTTGAAAAGCAAGATTTGGACGATGCGTGGGAGCGTTATAAACTGTTACGCGGTAGCGAACGTGTCCAACCAAAAGGAAACATGAAATGGCGACACGATCACGTAGACAACGGGGGATCACCCCGGACCTTGGCGGCAAATGGAAAATCGATTGCCAGTACCGAGGTCAGAAGATTCGCAAGCGTGGTTTCACAGATTACCGGTCGGCAGAAGATTTCCTGATCCGGCAAAAGAATGCGATCCACGAAAGCGGTATTTCGAGTACCACACAGGAGTCGGCCTTACCGGTTGTGAGTCTCGAGGAAGCTGCGGCGAAGTATCTGGAGCAAAAGGTAGAGAAAGGTATGCCATCGGCCGAAACCGATGCATACCTCCTCGAACCAGTAATTGAAATGCTCGGCTCTTTAACATTGGAAGAGATCTGCAACGACACGATCGCGCCTTTCATCCAGGCGCGTCGGGCGAAGGGCATCAAAAACAAATCCATTAATAATGCTCTGTCCTGCATTAACAGGATCTGTAAACTTGCAAATACAAAGTGGCGCCATCCCGGCACCACCTACCCATTACTTGCAACACCTGTCACGATCGACATGCTTGATCTGGCTGATCAACGGCCACCTCGCCCGATCACATGGTCTGAACAGAAGACGCTGTTTGAACATCTACCGCCACATCTTAGCGATATGGCTCTGTTCGTACTTAACACGGGTGCCCGAAAAAGCGTGGTGTGTCAGCTTCGTTGGCAATGGGAGGTAGGGGTAAAAATCCGTTCTGGGCAACAAGTATCAGTGTTTGTTGTTCCGAGGCAGTATGTGAAAGGTCGCAAGCGTGAACGCGTTTTGATCTGCAACACTACAGCTCAGGAAATCATCGACCGTCAACGGGGTCATCACGATGAACGTGTATTCACGTATTACAAGCAGGTGAAAAAGGGTGGTAGTAAAACCCCAAAGTTTCTACCGATCGCTGATATGCACAACACCGCCTGGCAGCGTGCCCGTGTTTCAGCTGGTTTGGATGACCTGCATGTTCATGATTTAAGGCACACAGTGGGCATGCGACTTCGCCATGCTGGGGTATCAGAACGAACCCAGGATGAAATTCTTTGGCATTCTCGCAAAGACATGACCGCGCATTATGCGGTCGCTCAGATCCGGGAAGTGTTTGATGCCCTGGAGCTTATTTCGCAGGAAGGGCAGATGGGTGAGACGCTGAATCTGTTGGCTATCGTTCGGCGAGCCCAGATTGGGGCTGTGCCGGCACAAGTCACACAAAACTCACACATCCAAAGAAAAACCGCCTAG